AAACTTTCAACTACTTAAGTGGCAACAAAGTGTCTTTAAAGATACTACTCGTTTTAAGGTAGTAGCTGCAGGTAGGCGTTGTGGTAAGTCAAGGTTGTCAGCTGTATCGCTACTGATTGAAGGTTTGAATTGTCCCGATGGTTCAGCTGTGATGTACATAGCACCTACCCTAGGACAAGCTAGAACGATTATGTGGGACTTACTGCATGAGCTAGGTAGGCCAGTCATTAAGTCCAGCCATGTGAATAACTTAGAGATTACTCTAATCAATGGTAAAAAGATACTGGTACGTGGAGCTGATAACCCAGATAGTCTGCGAGGAGTCTCCTTAGTCTACGTAGTACTTGATGAGTGTGCCTTCGTTAAAGAGGATGTATGGCAGAAGATTATCAGGGCTTCATTGTCAGATAAGAAGGGTAGAGCACTGTTCATCTCAACTCCTTCAGGTCGTAACTGGTTCTATGATGTCTTTAACTTAGGTAAGTTTGAAGATGAAGAGGATAGACAAGATGAAGAGTGGAAGTCATGGCACTTCACCACTCAGGACAATGAGACCATTGATCCTAAGGAGATTGAGGCTGCTAAGAGAACATTGAGTTCCTTTGCATTCAAACAGGAATACCTGTCTAGCTTTGATACCTCAGGTGCTGATGTCTTCAAAGAGGAGTGGTTCAAGACAGCTGAGGAACCTACACATGGTACATACATTGTAGCCATTGACTTAGCTGGGTTTGAAGAGGTAGGTAAGAATGCCAGTGCCTCTAAGAAGAGATTAGATGAGACAGCCATAGCAATAGTTAAGTTAGAAGATAACGGTGATTGGTGGGTAGATAAGATACAGCATGGTAGGTGGGACATTAGAGAGACTGCTGTGAATATCTTAAAGGTCATTAGAGACTATCAACCAACAGCTGTAGGTATTGAGAGGGGAGCATTGAAGAATGCTGTACTGCCATATCTGAATGATTTGATGAGAAAGAATAATATCTACTCACACATTCAAGACTTAACTCACGGTAATAAGAAGAAGATAGATAGGGTTGTCTGGAGCTTACAAGGTCGTATGGAACATGGAAGGGTATCCTTCAATGAGAAAGAAGATTGGAGTGAGTTCAGAGATCAGTTGGTGATGTTCCCTACAGCAGGGGTACATGATGACTTGGTAGATGCTCTAAGTTACATTGATCAACTGGCTATTACCTCTTACAACACTGACTACGAAGATGATGACTATGAAGTCTTAGACGTTATATCAGGATACTAATAAAGGATACTATTATTATGGCTTTAACTAATGATAAGTTTGACAGTGAAGATTCTCAGTGGGAAGAACCTACAGAGAATGAGAAGGAACTCACATCGTGGATTACTCAGCACATCACTCGCTGGCGTGACCACCGTGATGCCAACTACATGGACTTGTGGCAAGAGTACGAGCGTATCTTCCGAGGTGTGTGGGCTGCTGAGGACAGGGGAAGAGAGTCAGAGCGTTCACGTATCATCTCCCCAGCCACTCAGCAAGCCATTGAGACTCGTCACGCTGAGATCATGGAAGCTATCTTCGGTCAGGGTGAGTTCTTTGACATCACAGATGACATTAAAGATGTAGATGGTAATCCTTTTGATGTTGAACAAATCAAGAATCAACTGCATGAGGACTTTAAGAGAGACAAGATTAAGAAAGCTATTGACCAGATTGAGTTGATGGCTGAAATATATGGTACAGGTATTGGTGAAATCATTGTCAAGACTGAGAAAGAATACTTACCAGCTACTCAGGCAATCCCCGGCATTGCTAATGCAGCCGCTATTGGAGTGCAAGAGAAAGATAGAGTTGCGGTTAAGATTAAACCAGTTAACCCTAAGAATTTCCTTATTGATCCTAATGCTGATTCCATTGACGATGCTCTGGGCGTTGCTATCGAGAAGTATGTATCCATTCACAAGGTTGTGGAAGGCATTGAGCGAGGGATTTATAAGAAGGTCGACATCACCATTGCAGCGGAGAATGAAGACTTGGAAGTAACCCAAGACTTGAAGACTTACCAAGATGATAAGGTTAAGTTAATCACTTATTATGGTTTAGTTCCCCGTGAGTACTTAGATACTGAAGACTCAGAAGAGTATGCTGACTTGTTCCCTGAAGGTTCAGCAGCTGATGACTACTCTGACTTGGTTGAAGCTATCATTGTGATTGCCAATGATTCTATCTTGCTCAAGGCTGAGGCAAATCCTTACATGATGAAGGATAGACCTGTCATTGCCTACCAAGACGATACAGTGCCCGGTAGGTTCTGGGGTCGTGGTACAGCTGAGAAGGCCTACAATATGCAGAAGGCTATTGATGGTCAGCTGCGTGCTCACATGGACTCCTTAGCCTTGACCACAGCACCTATGATTGCAATGGATGCTACAAGACTTCCTCGTGGTGCTAAGTTTGAGATTAAGCCCGGTAAGGCTATCCTCACAAACGGTTCACCTTCTGAGATCTTGTATCCCTTCAAGTTCGGTCAGACTGATGGTAACTCAGCAGCTGCAGCGCAGAACTTTGAGCGTATGCTACTACAAGCTACAGGCACAGTGGACAGCGCAGGTATGCCATCTAACGTACCTCGTGACGCAGGTGCTGGTGGTATGTCAATGGCTATGGCAGGTATCATCAAGAAGTACAAGCGTACCTTGAGTAACTTCCAAGAAGACTTCATGATTCCGTTTATTAATAAAGCTGCCTTCCGTTATATGCAGTTTGACAGTGAGCGTTATCCTTCAGTTGATATGACATTCGTTCCTACAGCTACCTTGGGTATCTTGGCACGAGAGTTTGAACAACAACAGATGATTGGTTTGTTACAGACCTTAGGCCCTAACACACCAGTACTGCCACTGATCTTGAAAGGTATCCTCCAGAACAGTTCCCTGTCTAACCGTGGTGAACTTATGAAGGCTTTGGATCAAATGTCTCAGCCTAATCCACAGGCTGCTGAGGCTGAGCAGATGCAACAACAGGCTGCAATGCAACTGGCACAGGCTCAGGTGGCTGACTTGCAGTCCAAAGCTCAGAAACAGTCAGCTGAAGCTCAGAAAACCATGATTGAAGCTCAGATGATCCCTGAAGAGCAGCGTGTAAAGCTAGTTCAAGCAGCTTCTACTAACCTAGACAGGGGTGATGACTTTGAGAAGCGTCTGAAACTGGCTGACATGATGCTAAAAGAGAAGACTATTAACCTGAAAGCTGCTGATCTAGCGTCAAATGAACGAATTGCAACAATGCAAATGATGAATAAACGGATGAAGCAATAAAATAATTAACAAAAGGCTTGACAAAGTGTTGTTTTTATGCTACAATAACACTATTGTTTAAGTATTACATGGAGGGATAAGCCAAATGGCCCCTGATTTACAAAAGTATTACGAAGAAACCTTTAGTACCATGAGCACTAGAGGTTGGGAGTACCTCATAGAGGACTTTGAAGAGATTAAGGCTAGTTTAAACGATATTTCTACTGTCAACGATACACAAACACTTCATTATCGTAAAGGACAGTTGGATATTCTTGAATTGGTTTTAGGGCGTAAGGCTGTGTGTGAGAAGGTATTTGAGGACTTACAGAATGATTAGCAGATATAGCTGGATAGGAACCCTGTATCGGTTCTCGACTCCAAGGAGTCTGCGATGAAAAGACTGTATGACTTTCAATGCCCTAACGATCACATAACTGAATCGCTGGTAGATAGCGATCATACCACTGCTAAGTGCAAAGTATGTAGTAAGGACGCTATCAGGCTTATTTCAGCTCCTACCATTGGGTTAGATGCCATCTCTGGTGACTTCCCCGGTGCAACAGCTAAGTGGGCCGCTGTGAGAGCTGATAGGCTCAAGCAGGAACAAAAGAGAGGATCCGAGTAATTCCGGGCAACCCAATTTTATTTTTAAGTTAATCCTGTAATCCATTCGTGGACAGGGAAAGGTTAGGTATGGCTTTAATTGATAGCAATGAGGAACTAGGTAGCGTTAGTGAGATAGAAGCTGAGGACTTTAAACAACAACAGTCCACAAATGTACAGCAGACTCAACAACCTTCAGAGCAAGCTCCACAAGAGATCCCTGAGAAGTACAAAGGGAAGAATCTCGAAGATATTGTTCGTATGCACCAAGAGGCTGAAAAGCTAATCGGTAGGCAGGCACAGGAAGTTGGAGAAGTTAGACGTTTAGCTGATGATCTCATCAAACAAAGCTTATCTCAAAAGAGTCAACAACAAGCACAACCAAATGAGGTAAATAACACCTCACAAGAGATTGATTTCTTTGAAGATCCGCAGAGTCACGTTAATCGTGCAGTTGCAAATCATCCAGATGTAATAGCCGCTAAACAGGCATCACAGCAGTTAAAGCAAATTCAGACACAGGCAATGCTCAACAAGAAGCATCCTGACTTTGCAGATGTTGTTCGTGATGGTGAGTTTATTGAGTGGGTTAAAGCCTCTCCCATGAGACTTAATATCTACGCAATGGCTGATGCTAACTATGATTTTAATGCTGCTGATGAACTGATTACTACATTCAAACAGATTCGTACATCTAAGACACAACAAACTACTGATGCAGGTAACGCTGTCCGCAAACAGAATCTGAAAGCAGCTGGTGTCGATGTCGGAGGAACTGGAGAGTCTTCTAAGAAAGTATATCGTCGTGCCGACCTTATCCGGCTACGTATGCAAGACCCTGACCGTTATGAGGCACTGCAACCTGAAATTATGGCTGCATACTCTGAAGGTCGAGTAAAGTAATTTAATTTAATTCACAAATTCACAGGAGAATTTAAAAATGGCATTAGGAACAGATCACGTAACGGTAACGACCGCAGCAACGTTTATCCCAGAAGTATGGAGTGACGAGATTGTTGCGGCTTACAAAAAGAGCTTGGTTGCAGCTAACCTAGTTAAGAAGATGAGCTTCAAGGGTAAGAAAGGTGACGTAGTTCATCTTCCAGTCCCTGCACGAGGCAATGCTTCTGCTAAGGCAGCTTCTACACAAGTTACACTCATTGCAGCTACTGAGACTGAAGTAACTGTCTCTATCAACAAGCACTACGAGTACTCACGTTTGATTGAGGACATCGTTGAAGCTCAAGCATTGTCTAGCCTGCGTCAGTTCTACACTGATGATGCTGGTTATGCTCTGGGTCGTCAAGTTGATACTGACTTGGTAAACTTGGGTCAACAGTTCAATGTTTCAACAGCTGGTGCGGGTAACTTCCGCTACGCTGGTGCTTTCATTGGTGGTGATGGCTCTACAGCCTTTGACTACACAGCTAACACCAATGCTGGTAACGCTTCAGCTTTGACAGCTGCTGGTATTCGTCGTACAATTCAGCGTCTTGATGACAGCGATGTTCCTATGGACAACCGCTTCTTCTTGATTCCCCCAAATGTACGTAATACTATCCTAGGTTTGACTGAGTTCACAACCTTTAACAGCG